ATCTGATCTAGTATACGTATCTTATAATATCCCGTGTTCCCCACGTAAATGGGAAAAAAAGAATCTATTGGACATGAAAACCCAGTAGTCGCAATGCTTTGGTGGTGGATACCCACCATAGCAGCGCGCTTGTTCTATTCGTATTTTGAAACAGGTACGATAGGACTTAATGGAATGACTGTAAATATAGCGTTATTGTTTCTCTCTGAGTCGATAATAGCTGTCTACATGCCAAGGGGGAGGCAATACCTCTTCCTTCGGTTATTCCTCTTTTCAATAATTTGTTTATTTGGGGTCGTTGTGCTTGATGTGTTTACAGGCACTTCCCTCATATGGATTGGGTACATCGCCTATTACAGCGAAGGATCCCAAACCACAATCCCTGATGTTCAACGTCTTTTCGAAAACGATTACGAGGCTTATCAGGAATGTCGATATAGCGGCCCGCGTCTTAGACGACCCGGTGAGAAATATGGGCATTTCTGGAAATGTACAGAAGCCAACACATTGTCTTTCGTAGGGAAAAAAAATCCAGACACTAGAGTGAAGGTTACCTATGACGGTCAAGTCTACGGTGACAATTCTCAAATTTTGCGTGAGAAGCGGAAAGTAACCAAATTTACATGTTTGGTCTCTTTTAGCAGTCAAATGCATGTACCAGAAAAAACCATAGTTTCGGCTGTGGCCGCTGCTGAAGCTCGTTTAGCAGCTCTGGCTCCTCCGGTTTCATATCCACACGGTTGGACTGAAGCCGTTGAGGACGTTTGCATGCAACACGCAGAACGGTTGATAGATCACGGAAACGTTGATTTTGACACCTTCGATTTTGAGTACACTCTTTACAGCAAAATTTTGCCCCGTCATTTAATGATGATTGTCTTCGGATACGTTGGACTTATTGACACTGCTTTCTCGACAGAAATCATTCCGGAAAAGCCGTTAGATTATATTGAGCGACACAAGGACCAGTGGAAATCCGTTAAACGGCGGAACTACTTGAGAGCCCTGCAGATGCTTAGAGAACGATTGACGGTTGACCCTGAGGTTTTTACCCAGGTTGATTTAGAATGGGTTAAGAAGCATTATTTGTCAAACAAAGGGAAGAAAAACATTCGGGTGAAGATGTTCGCTAAACGGGAGAAGTTGCCTCATAAGAAAGCACAATTGGAGTGGCGCACTGCTCAACAGTGGATGGACCAAGCTATTGGTTGGGTCAAGGCTCGGTCAATCGCTGTTCCCACTGAGCTGTGCCATTTAATATGCTTAATATATGGCAAACCTTTAAAAAACCGTTTGGGTGAACTCATGAACACACGTCTCATTTATGCCAGCAACGATCAGTTGGATTTTACTTTTGCATCGTATTCGGGAGTCACTTCGGTTGACCTTTCTGGATGGATGTCAAAATCAATTGCCAGTCAAAGTTTTGGCATTGATTCAATGATCGTTCTCGGCGACGATAGGCTACAGGTGGTAGCTGAACATTTAGACGTGCAACACATACCCACCCCAAAATTAACAATGAAATTGAAACACCCAGGACGCTATTCCACATTGCACACAAAACCGATAGAAGCTCGGCAGCTTCTGTTTCACCTACAATTGTATGTTAGGCCAGGTTCATTAATAATAGAACCTTTCGCGGGGATTGGTGGTGACACCATTTTCTTGACGCGGGCATACAGGGTGCGTGCATTTGAGATAGCAAACGATGCCTATCAAAATTTGCATCATAACATGAAAATCTATGGCAACATGGACAATCTGAACATCACGCTGGGCAATATGTCCAGTTATCAGAAGGCAGATGCTTATTATTTTGACCCACCTTGGGGAAATAAAAAAATAATGAGCACAATGAAAACCAGGATTAGCCGCGCTTTGGACGTGGCTAAGGTTGTTTTCATTAAGTGGCCTCGGTGGTTAACTCCGCCAGAGATCGAACACTTAGGCTACAAGGTGATAACGATAAAACGGGAATGGAGTTGGTTGCTTGCGGTTGTACCGAGCGACACTCCTGAGTACCGTCGTGATGAAACCGTCACATCCACAAGGGAGGATCCCGGGATGTCATTAATGGGCGGAATTGGATTTGAAGAAGATGATTTTTCAATGTATGATCAAACACAAAGGAATCAAAAGGGTGAGGAAGGCGCTATGACTGCGCAACATTGGCTTTATATAATGCTTGGAGTTCCATGGGTCGTAATGGCCCTGTCAGCGGAATTCTGCATGAAATCAATGGAAGCAGTTGGGCGATTATTTCCTGGAGGACCAATTTGTCAGATTACTGTCTTCAAGGATTTTCTGATGAGGTATAGTGGAATGTGGGACACCAGCGATGGTAACTCACTGAACAACCTCTTTTCAGAATCCTATCGGAGATGGTGTCGGAATTGTGTAAAGTGGACCGGCTACGTCTTGCAACTGAGCGACCATGTCTACGCCATTGACGTCCAAAAAACAACAAAGGTTGAATCGCGAGATTCACTAGAACCTTTTCAACGATTGGGTTTGAAAATAAAACCCTCCGCTTCTAGGAGGCGGGAACGTGTGACATCGGTCAGTTTCTTGAAAACAGCTTGGACCTCGAATTTAGAAAATTATATTCTACCCTCGAGGGTTTTAAAAGCTGGCTGTTTTTCGGATACGATACCGTTTAAGGATCGCGCATTATTTTTGAAAGGTGTTGTTGCAAGTTGGGGGAGTGTAGGACCCGATTACCCCATCTTAGGCGCATGGCGGACTATGGTTGAGCGATGTTGTGGAGACGATTATAGCGACGCAAGATATGAGGATATCCAAAAACTCGAATATCAGGTTTCGTACGAAGGATCCGCTAGCCGTGATGAATTGCTCACGGCTATGATCGACTTCTACACGACCAACGGAAAGTCTCTCGAAGGCGAAGTTTCTGTCGACACGTATGGTCGGCGGTATGCTTCCGACGAGTCCCGAGAACCGCTTTCCGCGAGAGATTTCGAGCGCCTGGAATACAAGATAAGTCAAATAACTAAGGAGGATCTTTTAGGCCCGGGGTGGCACATTTCAGATACTCTAATTGACTTGTTAATGACGACTGATTACTAGTCTATCCCTTACCCACACCGTTTTTCCAAATTCCCTAAATCCGTTCGGTGTGGTTTAACGTTGGCCAACGTACAGCGCATAAGCGTTAGGAGCCTAGGG